TTTCTGCTTTTGCTCTTTCAATCTTAGCAAGGATTGGATGATTTTCTGCTTCATATTTCTGAGCTTTTGCTTCATACATCGCTTTTGCGATTTCAGGTGATTTTGTTGCCATTTCTGTAGCAAACTGAGAGTATTTCTGTGTTGTACCATCAGCTAATGTAACATCGAAGTCATTTGCTTTTGCTACGCCTTCAACGAAATCTTTATTGTAATCAGTCTGTGTAAGTCTGTTACCAATCTTCAATGCTTCATTCAAGTTTTCATTATACTGTTTCTGAGCTTCAATGTAAGCTGCAATATCGTTCTGTTTGATAGCTTCCTGTAAATCATTTAGTGATTGTCCTACAGACGTAGCAATATCAGTCATTGCCTGAACTGTTTTTTCATCAGCACCTTCTTCAACTGCCTTCTGAATAGCATTATCGAAGAGCTGCAATGCATCGACGACATCATAACCGTAACCTTCGACTATTTCAGCCTCCCCCGCTTTGGTATCCTGGAAGGGCTTTGATTGCAAGTCCTGAGCCTCTTCTTCAACTGCCTTCTCAATAGCCTTTTCGAAGAACTGCATTACATCGGGAGGTGCAGGCTCAAATGTTAGTTGCTTTTGCAATGGAGCAACCTCATAACTTCTCTGTAATGCAGATGGCTTAGCAGCAAGATAACTACCATCAAGACCACCAGCAAGATAAACCATATCTGCTGTTTTAAGACCTAATGCAGAATAGTCAGCCATTAAAGACATATTCTGCAACATTGCCACAGCCTTATTTGCATCTATTTCGCCATTCTCATATGCAGACTTGATTGAGTTGATGTTGTTTCTGAATGACTCTTTTGAAGCCTGAAAGCTATTATAATCACTTAAAGCATTATCGTATGCATCTTTTGCAGCTTTCTGTTCTTTAAGAGCGTTGTTGTAAGCAAGTTCAGCTTCATCCTTAGCTTTATTTACAGACGAAAGTTCTGTTGTTACTTCTTCAGCTTTTGAATCAAACCATTCTGAAACATCTGTTGCAAGTTTAGAGCTTACGGCTGCTATTTCATCAATACCCATTTTCGATACATCGCCGATATCAATACCGTAACCTTCGGCCATTTTAGCCAACTTAGCTTTGCTATTCTGGAATGCCTCTGAACGTTCTGTAGCTTTTTTTGCTATAAAGCTAGAATCTGCAAGTTCCTGCATTTTATCTTTGAGACCAGTTAAGGCTTCGTTTGCCTGAGCTGCAACTTCCTGAATGTATTTATACCGTCCGAGCAACTCATTCTGTTTAGCCTCAGCTGCTGAAAGTTTAGCATCCGCACCTTTCATATCATTTGCTTTCTGAGTAAGAGCATCGGACATTGATTTCAAGTCCTGGGCTTTCTGTTCCGAAACTTTTGAGTATATGTTTTCAATATCGTCATTACCAATCTGGAACTTTGATACTGCATCTTCATCTACTGTTAAATCTGTTTTAGCCTTAAGAGAATCACGCATCTGATTTGCTTTATCTTCAGATTCAGCATCATCACGAGATTTACGAGCTTCCATAACATCCTGAGATTCTTTGTCTTTCTGCTGGAAGTTGAGACCTTCAATAGAATCAATAGCAGCATTATCTACTAAACCTTTATTTTCTGTTACAGATTCAGGGGTTACTGCAATGTTGTCTTGTTTACCAAATGTAGATGTTTCTACACCAGACTCCTCATTTGAAGAAGCTGCATAATCACCTTGACCTTCAACGATTGACTGATTACCAGAAATGCCAGTAGTTTCTGTCTTACCATAAACTTCATCAACAGTCATAACTGGTTCTGACTTATTATTTGAATAAGAAGTATTGTTGTAAGTATAATCACCAGAACCTGAACCACTGTTTCCATTACCTGACCAAGATGAACCGAAGTCACCGTTTGCTAAACCTGGTCCCTCAACACCTGAAGCGTGAGCTGCTGAAGTTTCTGAACTTGGACTACCCCAGCTTCCTCCGCCTAAACCAGGAAGTCCACCACTGAAGTTTCCTGTTGAGTTTGAAGTTGTTGCTCCACTTGTTGAAGCCTGGCTACCTGTTGACTGTGAGCCAGTTGACTGTGAACTAGTTGAACTAGTTGCTGAACTGTTTGAACTATCTGCCATAGTACTTTTATGTCTCCTCTAAATATTTTATTTTTAATAGTTATTACGCTATTGTAATACCTACAAATCCATTATCTGATACTCTTTCAATCTTTGGAGCTATTGACTGTATAGAAATCTTGCTCTTACTATTGATTTTAAGTTTGAAACCTTGTCCATTGTTTATAGCAGGGCTTACTCTTACTTTACAATAATCATTCTTAAAGTCACCTTTCTTCAAATGAATGTTCTTCTTAACGGACTGATTTATTGTTCCAAGCATATCTACTTCAACTGTAAAGTCAACTTCATTGTCATTATCAAATAACATCAAGTCAATATAAGAACATTGCCATACAGCATCATCACTTCCTGTATATTCTGTTTCAACCTGAAGAGGAATAATGTCACCATCTTCTGGGTTAAGAATATGGAATGATTTATTTGCTTCAATAATAGAACAACCTTTTACAGTACCTTGAAGTTCTTTAATGTCCTCAAAGTTTGTAAAGTATGCTGATGAAATACCATTCTGAGCATACAATGTACTGTCTTCAAATAACAAGAACAATGTCTGGTCTACAGAACTGAATACAGCATCTTTAATCTGAGGCACATTTGACAATGGAACTGCTTTAGTCAATGTATTCGAACCAGTAAATGTATAAAGATACTTATCAACTGGAGAATAGAAATAAGCTTCTGTTCCACTGTTTGCCAAGAACTTCATACCAATAGCATAACATACGAACTCGTTAGAAGAACCATCACCAATGTAATAAATGCCCTGACTGTCATAGTAGTATGATGAACCATAGATAGTAAAGATTGTCTGTCCATAATATGACTGCTGAGCAATGTTGTATAACAAGAACGAGTTGTTGTTCTGAGTATACAATCTTACAGAATAGTTACCAGGAAGTTCAACAGTAGAAGCAAGGTAGTTGATACCGCTGAATGTTGAACCTAATCCCAAAGGTAAGAAAATAGCAGTTGAACCAATCCACCATTGAGTATTGTCATATTTGTCATCGTGATAGATTTCACCATTCTTTTCACTGTAACGATAACTGATGTCTGTTGACTTCAAACTATGAGTAAAGAATACGCCTAATGCTACATCCTTTGGAATACTGGTAGTATCAGGTACCATAATAGGAGCATTCTTATCAATAATCTGTTTATTGAAAGCATCAATGTTACGGCTGTTACAGTAGAATGGAATACCAATAGCAGGTAACAAAGCCGATGTTTCAGTAATGTTATCATCAAGAGTAGCATTAACACCAAAACCCATACTGAATGTATCGTTGTAGTCGTTTCCATCAGGGCACTGTAATAATGCTAACGAACCATAACCATTCCATTTTACTTCATTGAAATATGGAATAAATGAATGGGCAATCTCGATAGCACCGTCACGTTTCTCAGCAAATAAGTTTAATGGAGCAACGATATTTGTCTTAAACTTATAGTCGGCAATCTTTTCTATTTCAATGTTGTCTAATGTAATGTCCTCGAATCTGAAGATGCTTTTATTGGCAATAAGTATTTGTCCTCTTGCTTCATAAACACTTTCCATTTCAGTAGTTGGAGTAGTAATAGCAACATTATCTTTACTAATACAGATTGGTAAGTTTTGATACAAATGAACTTTATAACCATCTTTCAAATCAACCCACATTGGGAAATCATTTACTTTGAAATCTGCTGTGTTTCTCCAAGTAGACCAAGCACGGTTATTTGCCTGAGCTTTACTGAACAAGTGATGTTTCAGCCATTTCTTGCTACTAGCAAACTTAAACCATACAGTTGAGTTTGTAATGTTGAAAGTACCATCATCATTTGGAGTTGGAACTGACCAACCTTCCATTTTACCAGTCTTCTTGATAGCCTGAGCATTTACGTTATCCAATGTAACGTTAGCTGTCTCACCTGCTTTATAAGTAAATAAAGTAACTGGAGTACTGAAGATACTGAATACAGAAGATGTTATTTTCCAAGTTCTGTAGTTGTAAATACATCTCAACCAGTCACCGTCATATTCATAATCTCTACCTCTAGCATCAATGTTGTTTGTATAAACAGAAGCATTTGGGAATATTGCTGAATATGGGTCATCTACTTCATTATCAGTTTGCCAATAAACACCTGGAGTTGCTACAGTATCAATCATTTGCCAAGAGTTTGCGTCACTCCACTGTTCCATATACATAAATGAACCTTGTTTGTTCATACCATAAGTAAAGGAGTATTTAATAGGACTAGGTGTTTTGTATGAAGCACCAAATGAAGCTGTTGATGAAGATAAAATAGGTTCATCACCTGAAGACAACTGAGCAATGTTTGTATCTTTCAATGTCTGCATATCTTCTTCACTGAATCTATCCCATTTAATCAACTTATTATCAAGTACAGTTGGTTTAAGGTAGTCAGGTCTAGGTTCACCAATAGCCATACCATCAGATGTAATATGACCAATATAATCAATAGACTGACCTGCTAAGTTTTCTGCCCAGTCTTTACTGTGGTCAGTAGAATCGTGTCCACAAATCCAATATTCAGGTGTGTAATAACCATTGTTTGGTTCTTCCTTAATCTTTTCGCCTTTTTCATTGAAATAGTTGTAGTTTGTTTCTTTAACTACTTCTAATGTTTCAATGTTACGGAAAGCATTATCATACCAGAAAATACCATCTTTGTTTACAGTAAAGAAACAAGATTTGTATTTATCATCTTCGTCCTTTTCAATGCTAAATACAATAGTCCAATCATTTCTATCAAGTTTGAAAATATGTTCTTCTGTTCTAATGTAGATGTCTTCATTTTCAGAAATGTAGTATTCCTTAATGTCTTCATCAAAAGGAAGTTCAATCTTAACCTTTGAAGACAATACCTCTTTGGCATCTAATACTTTATACTCTTTTCCTCTATGACTAAAGGTTACAACATCATCTTCCAGTGAGACTAATGAAATCTGTTCACCATTTGTAGTGGGCCAACCTTTGTTACTGATTGTATGGTAGTTACTCAATAAACCATTATAAGGTAAGCTGTTCTTAACTGCAAACTTTGGTTCTTCAGTACTGTGAGTTACAGCTTTTGAGCCTAAATCTACTGGAGCGTTTATATCAAAAAGCATTCGACTTTCTCCTCTAATATTTTTATTTTTAATAGTTTTATAAAGAAAAAGGCTAGCCATATTACAGACTAGCCTTGAGTTTTTGTATTACTTATTGCTCAATACTTGATATTACTTTATTATCATACAATAAGTTTATAAGTTTCTTTTCTTTCCTTACTTCTTTGAAATAAGAATCAGTACCAGTAGAACCAACACAATACTGAAGATTTGCTCTGATTTCACCTAATACTTTCTTTCTTCTTTCATAGTCATCATATGTCTGCAAGTAATCATACTTTTCAAACTTTGTTCTCTGTGGGAAATATACAGCACCAGTTCTCTGTATTTTAGATAAATGAGGTTCTGCCAATATTGTAGGTTCACCGTTTCTATACTGAATACCAATGTATGTATAAGAACGATATTGATTACCATCATAATCCCACATATCTGGTACAGATAAAGGATAGATTGATAATACCCAACCGTGAGTCATACCAAACAAACAAGCGTGTCCAGCATACCAGGTCTTTCCACTATAAGGCTCATCAGGAACTATAGGTACTTTATCTGGGTCACAGTTGTATCTACCATCTGAGCTGTTCTTGCTACATTCATAGACTTTGATATTTCCGTCACCATAACATAAAGCGTAAGCCTTAAAATCAGCAGACATAACACAAAGAATACCATCATCATTTGTTGCCGACAACTGGTTTCTAGTTCCACCTGATGACCAAGATGGGTCTCCTTGTAATGGGTGAGTATAAAAATCCTGCCAAGCATTATCATATGTTGGACTACAAGTAAAGAATGAGTGGTTTGTTCCTACAGTTGCTGTCTGAACTTGAATCTCACCAATATCTTTACCATTCTCATCAATGTTTGTGTAGTCAATATCAGAAATGAAATGAAGTTCACCAGTTCTTTCAGTTGCTGTCAAATCCTGTATGAGATATGGGAACCAGATTGCATTACCTCTTGTTTTGTGCATCTCGATAAATCCGTAAGACCAGCTTCTTGTAATACCTGCATAGAAGTTGTTTATAGCGTGAGTTGTATGAGTTGCTTTATCCCAATACCACAGTATGTTCTTCATTGAGGCACTACCATAATCAGTGCCACCATCAACAGCTTGTCCACAATCGGCAGTAAAGAAGATGTAATGGCTGTTTTCCATAAACTTAAACTGTTGAGCATACCACTGACTTGCAGTTGGAGTAAAAGCACTTGATGTTACTTTTCTTTCAATAAAGTTTACTTGACCGCCTTCTTCCTCTTCCAAGAATACAACATAATGCCCACCACCTGAACTGTTGTTATGAACATAATAAGCACAAGCAGGTCTGTTGTTTTTGTCAGTGTATTCAATGTAGTTGAAACCACAAGAAATAACTGCTTCAGTCAAGTTGATTTCAGATACCTGCCCATCTGGAGTGATTCTCATCATACGTCCAGTTTTATTTTCCTGTAAATACCAAGCACTATCAGTTGCTGCCATACAGTCATATGAATAATAAGCAGTTGCTGGAAGTGGAACGTAAATACATTTTGTTGGGTCAAATGGGTCAGTTATTGCACTGTTCTTATCTCCACCAATAATAAGAGCATAGTTACCACCTTGACTTGACACATTCATTGATACCCAACAGATACGATTCACATCTTTGTTTCTTAAACCTTTACCACAACCTGTTGATAAGTTATGAGAATAATCAGGAGTAGTAAGATATGGAGTATAGCCCTGCTCTTTAAGTTTACCAGCTCCATTATAGATGTCAATCTTTCTACTAAACTCACCATCTTTAAGTTCAATCAAATAAGGTTTATTCTGTGAATAAGTTGTAGTAAGTCCAGTGCAGAACAACCAAACTGTATCATCCCAACCTTCTGGAACATATTCCTGATTGAAAGTAAAGAACGAAGCAATCTGCAAGTGAACTGATGTAGGCTCAATCCAATCACTCCAAACGCAAGGAATATTGTTAATGTTGCCATCTTTATCCATAGCAGTAATCTCGATAGACTGGTTGTCTCCACCTGTTGAACCTGAAAGATTAAACTTACAATACTGCCAGTTCTTAGTAAAGATACTATACTTTTCTGATGGTGATTTTTCACTTTCTTTATAGCTGTCACCATAAGTACACCAACTTTGCTGAATAGATGATACTGATTTATAAGGACTTCTACCAAACTTCATTTCATAGTAGTAGTTGTCACCTGGTTTGGTTGTTTTAGAAAGTCCAAGTTTATCTACTTCAGGTAAGTCAGAACCGTTTACTTTGAAATCAGGTGTATTTATTTCAACCTTTGGTGATTCTATCTTAACGCCATCCCCTGTATTTTCAATGGTTGATTCACCAGCAACAGATTTAACTGTATTATCAGCGGCAGTTTGTTCAACCCATTCACCATTCTTTCTTACATAAGCGTTATCATCTTTTGGAGCTTCATCTACTTTATTTTCGAGTTTAGCATCAACTTCAGATAAATCAGTAAAGATTGTTTCAATAGCAGTTTCTGTATCAGCCTTAAAGTTTGCCAAATCACTTTCAGTTGCATCCAAGTCATTGCGAATAGTAGAAATATCAGAAAGTATCTCTGCCCTGTCTTCATTATAATCTGCCAATGATACAGTACCAACTGGCAATGTAAATGAGTCCCAATCAGTTCCGTTAAAGATATTTACCTTATCATTGCTGATATAAACATCTCCAGCCTCTGCTGTTTCAGGTAATGTTTCAACAACACCTTTGTAAGTAAAAGGTCCTTGGAATGCTGCTTCGGTTAAAACATCTTTTCCGTTTACTCTCAAACTTGTCAATACATCAATGACATTTGAAAGAATAATCTTTTCATTGATTGATGTAACCTGAAGTTTATTAGTGTTTACAGATTCGGCTTTAACCTCTTTAGTATCAACTAATACTTTCTGTGTTTCGATGTGTTCATTTGTGATTTCTTCTAAGGCGGTTTCTTTTGCTGAAAGTGCATCAACTTCCTGTCTTAAAAGCTCTACGATGTGTGACAAGTAACTGTTTGATAATGACTTGTCATCCTTGAGATTGTTTGTCAATCCATTAAGTTTCATTTCTTTTTACTCCTTCGGTAGTTCTTATGTTTTACCTCTGTTTTTATTTTAATAGTTGAAAACCCAGCCGTTATTGACTGGGTCTAATATTTTATTCTTCTACACTTGAAATAATCTTTCCATCATATTCAAGATTGATTTTCTTCTTTGCGTTATGCTCTACTTCTTTCCAGTATCCGTCGCAGCCTGTAAAAGCCTGTATTCCATAACTATGTTCTCGTTCTAAGTCTCTAAATACTTTTCTTCTCTTTTCATAGTCATCATAAGAAAGAAGATAACCATAGTTCTCATACCAACCAAAACCAGATGAGCTAGTTGTCTGCTCATTTAAGTGTATATCGATTCTTGGCATTTCAAGAATAGTTGGTTCACCATTTCTGTAAACACAGCTGATATATGTAAGAGCGTTTCTTAAAACTCTTGAATCTGCGCGAGCTGGTGATGCAAGAGTCTGATTAAATAGCAGCCATCCATGTTTTCTAGGAAGTAAGCTATTACCATATGTGTAAGATGACGTTAACTCAGTAGGAATAATCATCTGATACTGTGGATAGTATTTATAGTCTTTTCCAGCAGGCCCAAACTTATATACCTTGATATTACCATCACCGTAACAAAGAGCCATCGCCTTAAAATCCGCACTTAAGATACAAAGAATACCATCATCATTTACCGCAAAATATCTGTTCTGCACATACATATAGCCCCAACCATCTGAGCCTTTATATAGGTAAGGAAAATGGGTATATGTATGGTCTGAGTTATATACAAACCAGCTATAGTCTGTGCCTAATGTTGCAGTATGTATCTCTATATTTCCTGTATCTTTGCCAGTGTCCTCATCAATATTTGTATAGTCTACGTTACTGATATATTTTACTTCACCTGTTCTTTGTGCAGCAGTCTGTGATTCAAGATTAGGGATAACCCATATTGCGCCTTCTTTAGTCTTAACCAAGTCCATACCACAATAAGACCAGCCACCTTGCATGTTATATACATCACTTATAACATGAGTAGTTAGCGTCTTCTTATCCCAGTAAAAGAGCATTTTATGCTGTTCTGCACTTGTATATCCTTTATTGCCAAGATTAATGTGTCCAAATGAACCAGTAAAGAATACATAGTAATCATTTTCACTGAATCTAAAATGTCCGCCACCTTGCCCTTTATAAACGTAAGGTGACATATTCCTTGCATTAATCTTAACGTTACCATCATCCTTTTCTTCTATAAAGAACACCATTTCTGCGCCATTAGTAGCGTCTTGAAACATCTGGTAAACTACAGCTGGTCTACCTTTTGCGTCTATGTACTCACCATAACAGAATAAACTTGGTCTTAAGTTTATTGATGACGTTTCTTCTGAAATAAGGCTATACTCAGTTACCCTACCATTAGGAGTAATGCGCATGATACGCTTAGAACTGTCTTCAGTTAAATACCATGCCTTATCAGTTACAGCCATGTTAAGACTCGCACCATTTGCTACCTGTGGTAATGGAATATAAATAGCTTTAGTAGGGTCAAATGGGTCAGATAAGCCACTATTTGCATCACCACCAACCAATATAACAAATGAACCACCTACATTAGAGTCTCTACTTACTATACAGATACGCTGAATATCTTTGTTTCTTAAGGCCTTACCACCAACACCTAAACATGCCCAACCACTACCAGTATACGATACTGTAGAGCGGTCTTTGTATGCTTGTCCTAACTTATCAGTTAAATCTATAGACTGTACAAAGTCACCCTCATCGTATTCTAGTAATACAACATTTTTGGTGCTATTCAAGTCATTTATTAACATCATATAAACTTTATTTTCAAAACCGTCAGGACAGTACTCTGGGTTAAATGCTACCCAAGATGACTGGTAAGCTAAAGCTTCAATACCTGAGTGTCCCATAGGTGCATCTGGATAATACATATTTTTAATCTTGCCGTTTCTATCTAATGAAGATAACGTAATGTGGTTATCGTCTGCCCATACATGACTTGTTGAGTACTTAATGTACTGGTAGTCTCTTGTAGCAATAACAGATTTTATTGGCAAGGAGTTTATAGTTTGGCTTGCGTCGGTAATAGCACTACCATAATATGGATTAGAAGACACCACATCTGTGCCACCACCAAAGGGACTTTTGTTATATTCATAGCTATACCAAGTCTTTACATCTTCAGACTTTTCAGTTTTAGTTAGGGCAAACTTGTCAGCCTGTGTTAGGGTTGTACCGTTTACTTTAATATCTTCAGAGTTGATTAAAACTTTTGGAGATTCGATAACAACACCTTCTTCAGTGTTTGATACTTTAGACTCTCCAGCAACTTCTTTAACGGTATTTGCTGCTTCAGAAAGTTCAATCCATTCATCATTCTGTCTAACATAGATTTTTTCATCTACTGGATTTTTATTAACAGTATCTGCTAATGCAGTATTTATTCTTGATATTTCAGCGCCAACATTTACTGCCAACTGAGTAACATCTTCTTTTACAATAGCAATGTCAGATGTATTATCTGAGATATCTTGTTTTATTTCTGCCTGGTCTACATCATATTCTGCTTTAGATACCATACCGACTGGAATAATAAATGAGTCATATGATGTTCCATTGTAGATTGAAACTTTACCATCGCAGATATAAACATCACCAATGTTTGCGTCTTCTGGTAACTCTTCTACTTCACCCTTATAAATAAATGGACCTTGGAATGTTTCATCAGTTAGGATATTGTGTCCATTTAACTTAGCGCTACCAAACATTTCAATAGCATTTGATAAAAACTTAATCTTACCATTGATGTCTTCTGCTTTAACTGTAACAGTTTCAACTACAGTTTTCTGATTTTCAATATGTTCAGTTGCTGCAACATTCAATGCTTCAAACTGAGTTTCCAATGACTCCAACTCTTTTCTTAACAACTCTACAATATGCTGTAAATAACTGTTAGAAAGAGATTGGTCATTTCCTTTAAGGTTGTTTGTCAAACCATTGAGTTTCATTTCTTTATACTCCTCTAAGTGTGTCTTACGTTTCACCGCAAGTTTTTATTTTTAATAGTTTTTATATACGGTAAGTTAAATGATGAGCATATTTCATAGCGTCTGCTATATCCGAAATACCATTTTCGTGATTAAACTTATCATCGACTTCATAAATAACCGCCTGTCTTTCTTCATCAAAACGCCAAGAAGCAACATTGAAAGCATTATCAACATCACTGCCTTTAATCATCAATACGTTACCTAAAGAACAATCGGTTGCCAAGTCTTGGAACATTTGAACTTCACCCAACTTTTCTGCATTACTGATGTTATAGAAACCTTTGTTGTAGATATCTCTAGTAATCTGCTGATGTGAAGTATCAGCAACGGCATATTGTTTATTCTTTGGTATTTTCCATTCAGTTTCTATTTTCTTAGATAATGCCAAGAACTCATTTACAATCTCAGTTGAAGACAAATGGTTCTTTCTGGTGATATCTACTATATACCATTTCTTAGAAAGGCTATCTCTAATCATTGGCACAAAAGCGTTATAGTCTGAATAACCGTAGTCCATACCAATAATACAAGCATCAAATGTTCTATTTTTAATATCATCAAGTGAGAAGTAGGCACGGTTTGGAACAATAAGTCTATTTGCGTCATAAACAACTTGACCTAAATACTCACGTCTATATGTGATGTTGTTTTCATCCCAACCGTTTTCAATCAATACATCCAGTAATGCACCTTCTGGTATTGTTGGGTTATCTTCCATTGTAGCAGTATGTTTAGACCAAGTATCATCATTGATAATCTGTTCCCAAACACCACCAGCAGTTATTGGACCTGTACCTGATAATACCATTACACCATTTCTACCTTTAACGATAGGTTGAATAATAGATGTTATTAAATAACCTAGACCTTGATGTGACTGTGCTTCATCAATAATGAACATAGATGAGTCTTTACCACGAATCTTTTCTCTTTCTGCTTTTGTACTGTTACCAGCAAGTTCAATGAAAGCACCATTAGCAAAATCAATACGGTAAGCACTGTTATCTATTTTTAATGTTGGTATTTTACATCTTGCTATTTCATCTTTTAACAACTGCCAAACGTTGTTTGCTGCTTTCTGTAATGTCAATCCAATATAAACAGCAGAGCGTGGTTTCTTTACAATACGTCCATCTATTTCGATATTGTCATAACCTTCATTACAGTGTTTAAGCATTAAGTCAGCAATAGTATAAGACTTACCTGAACGACGACCACATATCAAATCTATTTTCTTAGCATAATCATCAAATACTGCTTTCTGCCATTCAAATAAGTTTTTACGCAAAAGATATTCAATAAAGTCTTTATCAGTTGCTTTCTTGTTATCTCTATATTCCTGTACCTTGCCAGTAATATCCATCAAGTCTTTTATATGACGTAAATCTGGCTGACCTTTTGCCAACCGTTTTTCAATAACATCAAAGTCTTTCTGAATAATCTTTCCAAGATGAGAAGTGCCAGATACTTTACCTGTAGTGAAATACTCTGCCAAACTGTTGTATAAACAATCAACAGCATCAAAGTCTTGATACAATATATGATTTGCTCCTTGAATAGAACCATTAGGAGCAATCTGAGCTTTAGGATTTACGATTATTGTTTTCGGTGTCCTTGCCATTTTCTTTATTCTCCTTTACTGTAAAAAATATGTAGACACTCTTAATGTTTGTTTCAATGCAGGTCCTTTAATCTTATTATTATTTATTGATACTTGATAGTTGAAACCATTTTCATCTACAGCGGCAACAACCATATCAGGAATGTTAAAGTTGTTAATCTCAACATCTGAGTTGAAAGAAAAGTTGAGCTGAAAATATGGACCAATCTTTATACTGTTGTTATCTATAGCACCATCAATGAGAATGTCTTGAACATCGTAGTGCCAGCCAATAACAGGGGTTCTTATTGCTTTAATCTTTTCGTTTATTTGAGACAAAGCAACGTTCAAGTGGTCGCTTTCATCTGGTGTAAATATACCTGCTTGCCTATCTATTGCCTGTCTAACCATTTGTCATTTCTCCGTTTATTTTTTAATAGTTTTTCTGCAATAAAAAAGGCTAGCCATTTCTGACTAGCCTAAATAGGAGATTAACTTTTTATGATTTACCAAATCTTTGAAGAAGCAACTCAGCAACTGAGATTCGTCTTGGTCTATTCGAGATACCTAAGTATTTCCGCAACCAAACGATTCTTTTATGGTTCTTCTCAATAACATTGTATTTAGTTGAACCATAAAGTTCCATTGCTAAGGCTTCACGTCTTTTAAGTTCTTTTTCTTTTATTCTTTTCTTATTCATATCTTTTTATTCTCCTTTACAATATAGTTAGTACTGTAGAGGAGATTTGATTAGAACTGGCAAACACCACAAGCTGCTGTATCACGGATTGCGAAGTTACCATAGAGGTGAGCAGCTACAAGGAATGTAGGACCAGTTTCATCAGCCTGACCTTCAGAGATTGTGAAGAGTTTGTCCATATTCAACTGAACTGATGGGTTATCACCGATTCCAGCGTCACCAACAGATTCAACATCGTATTTACCAAGCTGGTCATTTGCTACAGGATTGATTACCTTGTCAATACCATTCAAACCGTAGAATGTAAAGTCGTCAAGGTCAATCATATAAGCTGTTCCCTTTGGACAGTATGGGTCAATGATTGCGTTACCTGTGAAAGCATCACCGAATGCAGTAGCAAGAGATGTCATACCTTTTGTTACGTGGTTCTTGTTTTCACCAGAGTTTACACCAACAAAGTAGTACTGGTTAAGACCAAGTGCCTTTGTGATTGTATCGTAGTCATCATCGTTGATGATAAGAGATACGTTTGTACCACCAGCAAGTTTAACTTCTTTCAAAAGTTCAACAAGAGCATCTGCCATTTTAGCACCAGTGTGGTCTTCTGAAGTTACAGCCTGACCTGCGAGGTTGTCCCAAGCCTTTGAACGGTCAACACCACGGAACATCTTGTTATCGTCAGTACGAGTTACTGGGATAATATCTGCCAAACCATCAGGACCAGCTACACCGTTACCTTTAGCGTTAAGAACGATAAGGTCACCTGGAACTGGAGAAACACCTGTGCCAGAGTATGTGATAACACCTTTTGATTTACCAATAACTGTAAGAACAGAAGCTGAAGCGTAGTCAGCAATATCAGATACGATACGGAACTTTGTTCCAAGGTCCATCTTGAGAGCTGTTGAACGGTCAACAGTGATTGTTGTTCCAGTTGCAGATACAACTTTACCAACGATACCATCTTTACCAGAGTACATAAATGTAGCAAGTGTTTTAGCGAGACCGTCAAAACATCCTGACATTTTGTTTGCGATTACTTTCATATAAGCAGCGCGGTCTGTTGCACTTGAAAGTACTTCTGGCTGGTTGATTGAGAATACACCAGTAAGATGTCCTGGTTCCATTGTCCATTCAACGTTACGAACACCTTCATCCATAGCACCTACGATTGCACCGTAGTTTACACCGAAGTTACCGCCGTTTGCATACTGAGCAGCATACTTCATTTCCTTTCCTTCGAAAGCTTCTTTCTTTACTTTACCGAGAACAGTTGAACCCTGTTTCTTAGCGTTTGCTACACCGCTTGTATACACTGTCTTAAGCAAAGCACGCATATAATCATTTGTAATGATTCCACTCATCGTTATATTTCCTTCTTATTTTATAGTCATCGCGGACTTTATTTCTTTGTTATAATACGGCCTGGTCTAAATCCTTGCGGGCATTCAAAAGCCATAACACAAACTATACCATCCGTAAACCACTTACGACCAATAGCACTAGTTCTAGCAGCTTGTTTGAAAGCTTCAGAAACTTGCCGTTTGCCACTGTCCCATTCTTGTTTCATACGTTTACTATTCTGAAGCTTCCACTCATCTGAGTGCTTTTGCTGTTCAGGATGCAAACCTTTATTCCAAGAAGGCTTACCTCTTTTAGATTCAGAAATCTTTCTCTTGTGTTCAGTAGAAAGTCTAGAACCTTTTCTTGACTTTGAAATATTCTGCTTCCATTCATCTGTCCTTGGACCCGTGTAATGGTATCTCATAATCAAGCCACCTAATGTTCCGTTTACATTTAAGTCATTATCTCTTTTATCTGCCATAATACAAATGGTTTCCATTATGTTTAATGTTTCTTTGTCCTTGACTTCTAAAAGTATTTCACGACTTACAACTGAATCACTAGGATTTCTTTTATAATAAGCTGAAGACGTTACATATTTATCATTTGCTTTTCTTTCGGTGTGCTGACCTATGTAAGTTCTGCCACTTAGGAATGTAAGTTTGTATATGTAATAACGCATTAGCCTTTAAGTTCAGCCATCAGCTGTTCTTCGCTTGGTACTTCGACTGATTCTTCAGCGGCTTCGCCTTCAACTGGTACTTCGTTCTTAACACCACGAATAGCATTCAACTTATTCTTAAGTTCATCAATGGTAGCCATTACTACAGCTTCTTCATCGAAACCTTCACTACCATATCCATCCATACCCTTAACCTTGTCGTAAAGGGAACGTCTTGCATCAAAATCCTCACCATTGATAATAGCAAGGTCTGGAGCAACTTCATCAATAGCAGCACCATATTTGTCACCGAAAATGCCATAGTTTTCATTATCGATGTATGTATTAGCTGCTTCCTTAAGTCCACCAATAAGTGTGTTGTTTACACTGTCCTCAAGAGCATTAAGGCGAGCTTCAAACTGCTTGAGAAGTGTATAAAGTTTTGCTTCATCCAACATTCTTTATTCTCCATTTATTTATTTTATAATAGTATACGTTGTTATTTATGAGCGGCATTATACTTATCATTAAATGATGTATAGCCTGTCTCACTCTTCGATTCTTTAATAGTTAAAGTTGTTCCATTTGCCAACTTTACCACGATTTCTTTGTTGGTCCCTTTGATGATATTTTCCAACATCAAATAGTCCAACTCACTTTTCTCTAGCCGTTTCTCGGCTTTAGCCAAGTTCTTTGCTTGTTTTCTAAGTTCAATAGCTTCTTTCAAATACTTCAAAATCATTTATTTACTCCATCATTGGAGCAGGCATTGATTCCTGTCCATTTGCCAAATCTTCATTAGGTTCAACTTCATTCATTGGATTAGCAAGTTCATCTGCAATAGATGCTGCCTGACCAACCTGGTTATTTACCTGTAAACCATCTTCAGAACCTTGTGGCCCTTCCAACTGTTCTGACTGAATGAAACCTTCTTCATCCATAATGTCATACAATCTATCTTCAAGTGCAGTAAGACGTTCAATCTGTTCATTGATTTCCTTATCTCCTTTATCACCTGACAATGAAGCATACAACTGGTTTTGTGTCTGCGAAATATCTTTTGCCAACTGTTCATATGAAATAAACTTTGGAATATCAACTTCTTCACCTTCCATAGTTGCTTCAATAACTTTATTACAAGCGTTATGAACTGCCTGAGCGAATGAATAAGCATCTTCCAAGTCTGGGTTGTCAAGTAACTCAGCAATCTTTTCTACACCAATCAATCCAGCCTGAGACAACTGACTAATCTGTTTAATCTTTTCTGATGGCTGTTTTGACAAGAACGTAGCGGCTGAATACTGAACCTTAAACATTCCTTGTTCTTTCAATAAGTCTTTCCATTTAAGTGGAGATGTGTTCTGACTTACTGGAATAATATCAACATTTGCTGGCAATACGTTGATATACATTTTAGCGATGTCTGTATACATCTTAATGAAAGCATTCAACTGTGTTTCAAATCTATCTGATTCAACATCTTCAAGAGTTGATAAAGCAATACCGCTATCTGCTCCTGCTGGTTTCTTTCCTGTTGCTGACAACTGAGAAAGTCCAATAGATTCAAATGCCTGCTTAACATAATAATCAAGCATTGACTGCCACATTGGGTCAAATGGAGCTGGGTTTACTTGCTGAATAGGTAAGCTGTTCATTCCAGGCGGAAGTTTGATTTGATATACTTCACCTGATTTATTTGTCAACTTTTCAGCATCTAATGAGCTTCCTTCAAGAACATAAACTGAGTTTGCTGGTGTCAACTGAGCGGCTGCAGCAATCTTCTGGTTTATCATATCAATCTGGGTCTGAATACCATTAAGTTCTTCTACAATAGAAGTTGTTTTCCTACCAAATACTGGGTCACAATAACTGATAGAAACTAATGGCAATACATCTGGCTCATACTCGATTACTTCAACTTCTTTGGCATTTATCAAACGATATGCTTTATGTTCTTTAACTGAAATATAAATACAGTACTGAACGTAGTCCTGTTTATCTTTGTAATCTTCAATCAATGAAGTTGGATAGTTGTTAAACTTTACCAACATATCAGTTGGACAACCATACGCTTTTTCAGTATGCTGAATACCAACAGTCCAAGGTTCCAATACTTCAAGTCTGTAAGTAAATGGATTTAAGAATACATAACCATTACCACAAATACAAGCAGAACGGAAAGCGTGTGATACTTTATAGTTTACTTGCTCTTCATCGAAAATGTAATCAAAGAACTGCTGTGCTTGTCTTACAACCTGTTTTGTTTTATATGTTCCGTTTACTGAACTAAAGTATGGACGGCATTTCTGATTACTGATTTTTGAAACCAATGTATCAATAGCTGACTTAATAACGTTTACATTTGCTGGCTGATGTAAGTCATTATCCTGAGCAAATGAAAATCCATAGTTGAAATAACTGTATTCATTAGTTGAGCGTAAATCAAATGATGGGTCATTCAAATAGCGTGCCAACATATACTGATGTTTAGATGTATCATTGTCAATAATGTTGGAAAGCAATGTCAATCTTTTCTTATCCATTTGGTTGCTCCTCTTTTTGTTTGTTATTACTATTTAATATGTTTTGTCTGAATCTTGCTTTTCTGCTCTCTGTTTCATTATCCTTAACGGGTTTTACAGGAGCAGGAGTAATAGCATTTTCGACTTTCTGAGGCTGTGTTTTGTCATTAACTGAACGAGCCCACATTTCACCAATACTTTGCATACTCTCTGTCTCCTATAAATATTACTTTTTCTTCTTAAATGGGTTAAGACCGTCAATAACTGTGCCAGCAGTGTCGTTAACCATATCAGATACCATCTTAACACGATTCCAGTTCTTATCAGCAGGCGAAATACCATTCTTAGCTGCTGTATAAGAAGCAATATCACTGAATGACATTCCCATATCTTTAAGGTCTTTCAAGAAACCACTGTTCTGATATTTCATTACATCAATAGCAGAATCTGTTGTCAATGCTGACTGAAGTTCAGCCATCTCTTTACCATACTGTTGCTGTAATGCTGCAATCTTCAACTGGAAGTCCTGGTCAGTCTTAAGTCTCCGCATATCACGATTAAACTGTTCTTCATCTTTTCTGATTTCAGCGTCTGTTCTATTTTCAATAAGTTCTTTTTCAGCACCAGTCTGAGCACCAATAACATCTTTTGTAGCGGCTGTTGCCTGAGCGTGTTTTTCTTGTGCTGCAAGAGCATCTTGATTATTCTGAGCAATCTGTCCTGCACCAACATCTGCATTCATCTGGTCGATTGTTTTAGCTGAGTCTGACTTAATGTTCATATACTGTTGCTGTAATGCCTGAATCTGAGCGTCTCTTGAGTCTTTACCTGTAACAGCTCTGAAGTTGATTGGAATGATAGGTACGCCCATAGCAATACCAATAACTGACAAACCTACAGATAACAATGTAGCCCAAGTTTCCCAACCTTTTCCTTCTGAAGTTGGTTTTAATATAAAGTTGCCATCTTTATCATAAGTAGCTGCTCCAAGCTCTACAAGTCTTTGTTCATATTCATTGATAGCAGCATTTGCTTTTCCTTCATCAACATCACCTGTTTCTGGATTTGTAAATGACTGAACTGCATTTGCTACTGTTTTATCTGAAGCGGAAATGTTGTCGATTTCGTCAAGAACATTATCAATAGTCCACTTACCATCTTCACCTTGTTTATAACCCATTTCAGCCATACCTTTCTTTGTAAGGTCACCTGGTTTATAATCAGGAGTACTGTTTAAGTAATCTGCTATTTTAGCTGGGTCATTTCCATTTTCTGATTTAACATCAGCCCAAGTTTTATTTTTTGTTGCTTGATAAGGTTTGCCACCATTTTCTACAAACTGCTTAGCAACAAGAGAATCGCCAGTTGAAGCATTCTTCATATCAGAGGTTGTACCTTCTTTAGCATCTTTTGCTTTCTGGGCTTCTTCCATTGTTTTATATCCTTTACCATCATAATGATAAAGAATAGAACCGTGTCCGTGGTTTATCTTTTTAATCTCACTTGGCTTAGTAGTAGTTGTTGGTTCCTGTTTTTCTTCAAACTGTTTTGCTACAATAGACTCACCAGCTTCTTTTGCTTTCTTAAGTTCTTCTTTTCTATCTGCCATATTCTATTAACCCCACAAACCACCAAGCATAGCACCACCAATCTGAGAAGCAAAGTTCCAAATACGATTCTTTTTATTTTCTTCTGACTGATGAGCTCTGTCTTTTGCAGCCTCTTCTCTAGCCTGAGCCTGTGAAGCCTCAAACTGTTTCTGATTCTGCTCTCTTTCCTTTTCTCTTGCCTCTTCTGAAGCAACCTGAGCTGCCATATTAGCACCTTTATCAATACCTTCATCAAATCCACTAGAAACAGCATCATTAGCTGCCTGAGCACCTAATATTGCCTGTGTCATCTTTGAAGAGTTGCTCATAGCTGCTGCTTGTTTTGCAGCTTTATTTGCCAATGAGGCTTTATTAGCTGCTGTTGCACCCGCTACTTCTTTGGCACTACCATAGCGGTCACGAAGCGTTACTGCCATTATTTTGTCTCCTCTATTTTATTATTTAATAGTTATTTACGAAACAAACCACCAAGAGTAGGAGGCTGAACCATAAACTTTCCAACATCTCTGAATGGACTTGAGTTATTCACAATCAAAGCCATACCTACACCATCATTATTTTTATTGTCATCCTGTAAAAGTTTGAATCCAATAATATTACGGAATGTTTGGTCAGCCATCATATTCCCCATTGCCATTCCTATTAAAGCACCGTCATTCATCATCGCGTTTTCCTCTTAATAATATTTTCTATGATACAGTACTTTCCAAACATAACGTCCTTTTGACTCATCTTCAACGAAAGCTGTAGCCTCATCCTTTGTTATATCTGGGTAGTGGGCTGTAAAACCATCTCTAAATGTAACAGTCAATAACTGTTTACTTTCATCATAATCAATAGACTTTACCCAAGAACTGTTTTCAATACCTTTATGTATATCAGGAGCCCAAGATTTAGCATTTCCTACATAAAAGATTGTATCAGCAACTTGCTTACCTGTTTGAACAGAAGTTTGAGCAGGCTTTTTTCTATTGAATACCTTTGGTAAAGTCCAATCCAACTTTGTATTAAATCCTAACAATCCCATATTTATTGTTCCTTACAAATCATTGTTCATTCTGAATGTTGAAGTATTATCTTTAGCAAGATGTTCTGCAAATGCAACTTCAGCTTCAGGAATCTGAACTTCAATCAAATACTGGTTCTGAACACCATTTAATGCAGTTAATGCAGCGGCTACTCTATAAATAAGCAACTGGAAGAAAGTATTTGATGGGTAGTTTAATAATGTATCTGGTGTAAATGATGTGTAATAGATGTCCCCATTTTCATCTTTCCAAATACAACCTTTTCCTGTAATATCGTTTGTAGTGAAGCCTAAAACTTCACCATATGTTTCTTTTCCTTTTGACTCATTCCAGTTTAGCTGGTCAGCACCTTCAAATCCATAGAAAATGAATGAGCGGTTATCACTGTAGTTTACAACGGCATAAGGGTCAGATACTTTTAATGATACAATATCAACACCGTCTCTTTCAAAGATGTAAGTAACATCAGTATCATTGTAAGTAATAACGCCATCCTTGAGCTCAAGTGTATGGTCTAAGAAACGATTTGAAGCATTCTTAAAATCTCTTGGCATTGCTTCCTGTGATGAGAAGTCGTAAAACATTTCAGTATCATTTGAGTCTTTGAAATAGAAACCTTTATCTGTAACAAGACCAACTTCTTTTACATCTACGTTAATCTCTTCAGGTGTATCTGGTGCAGTTAATGTCTGTGGTAAAGTCGAGTATTTAATAACAATGCTTTCTGATGGGTCAAAACCATCAAACAATATTCTGTTATTTTCAATACGATAGTTTCCTTTGATGTATTGACGTGCTGACGATTTATGAAGTAAACGTCTTCCATTTCCATTGTCAACATACACACCGATAATATGATAACAGTCTTCGGGAATATCAAATGGCTTTCCTGGAGTTGAGTATCTTTCTTCTTTTATGTTTGCTCCGTTAGCCATTACAATCTTATCATACAACTTTTGGTACTCAGTATTAAGCAATGTAGTAGACAAGTCAAAGTTTGTCATATTTACATTTGATACATTACCAACTGTTTTAGCCTGGCGGATTAAGTCACTGCAAGTATATGTAATCATCTTTTATTTCCTTTATTTTTTAATAGTTTTAACAAACTCATCACTAAGTTTGTCCCTACTGATTGTTGGCTTCAAATCTCTAAGCTCCAATAAGGCAACATATGAGATAAGCCACTCCTTTTCTCTTTTACTTAAAGTGCCTGGCTTTCTTAACATCAATGAAATAGCTGGCTCATCGATGTACTTTTCAGGCAGTCCAAGTTTGTTTTTATAAACGTTTATATTCTTCATTTATTATTCACCATTACTAGAATCAATACAACTGTCGTTACTGCAAATGTCACTGTCGTTGTACCCAGCACTATTGAGCAAGTTTTCCATTGCTTCGTATCTTCTTCTAACTTCGCTAATGAGTTCTCTAAGTTCAGCTGTACTAGTTCTTTGTCTTGACAGGCTTTCTCCGATTGCTCCAACTTCTTCTCTAGTTCTTGTAATCGTATCTGTGAGAGCAGCTGCTCGTTGTCTAGAAAGTTCAAGTTCCATTCTATGCTGTTCCACAAGTCTGTGCTTGGTTGTGATTGCTCCTGTGAAAAAACTGGCACTGATAAGAATAATACAAACAGCAACGTAAACAATAATCTTTTTAACCACATCTGTCCTCCCTTATTATTTTGAATAATAATCTTTTATGTCAACAAGACGCTCAATAACCTTTTTACATTCTTCAAATACTACTTTCTTAAACTCATCATTAGAAAATGATTCAGTAAATGTTTCTTTTAATATGATTGCCCAAACTTTTTCAAACTTGTTCTGAATGTAAAATGAATCTTTTGTGATGTGATTATAAGAAATAGCTTCAATCCAAATATCATAGACTAGTTCGCAGATGTATTTGATTCTCCATTCATCTGCATCTTTGTATGAATCAATAAGCTGGTTAGCCATAGTCTCTGTTTGAGTCTTACAAAACTCTATCTGTTGTCTTACTATAGTTCTTTCACTTTCTGCTGTTCCAACACTTAAACCATATCCCTTAAATGAAATAAGTCCCTTCTTAACAAGGACTGCGAATAAAATAATAAGTGCTCCTATTCCGATAACAGATTTCCAAAAGTTATCGGAAGTAAGCACACCTTGTATTGCTTGCCACATTTCAATATACTCTCCATTAAGTTTTATTTTTAATAGTTAATATACGAAACATCTCCATCTTCATTGATTAAATCTTCAAATGTATCTCCACCTTCTGTAGGAACATCAGTTGATAACATAGCATCTTCAAACTCTTTTTGCCGAGCTTTTGGACCGCAACAAACACCTAATACTGGTAGATAACACATATTGACAATATTCTTTGGTGTGTCATCCATAGTTAGCAGTTTCTTCATAATAAGTATTGTTGAATCCATAACCTTGTCATCATAGTCCTGATACTTACAATGGTATCTTGCCTGTAGAGCTCCAACGCAAGCCTTTACTGCATTTGTTACTCCAAACCATACTTGAGTGTAAAGTCTGTCATTACCTTTCGGCTTTCCTTTTGCTTTCCATTCATCATATAAAGCTGCAAACTCACTCGGTATGATGTATTTTTCATATTCCGCTTTTTTCATTTCCCCTCTCCTTCCACCTATCTAATATTTCTTTTGTCTGTTGAACAAACTCTTCGTAAACTGAGAGCTTACGCTTAAGTTCTTCATTCTCATCACGTAGGCTCTGTAGTTCCTCTAATGCTTGTTCAAGGAATCTTTCTTCATACATCTGTAGTTTCTATCCTTTAACATTTTGTTCCAACTGATATTTTCAGTCGGTTCAGCCTCACGAAGCCAAATAGATTTCCAATACAAACTTTCAGCAATGTCAAGGCTCAAACCACTTTTTTCTTTAATCTGTTCAATAGTCATTTATTTAATCTCCGTAAACAATCTGTAAGATTCAGGATAACCGTTTTTAACTGTATATGATTCTCCAAGTGGGTCATACTTTACAACTGCATTTTCATCTGTAATAACAAAATGATTATTCTTAGTTGTAGGATTGTAATATCTTGTAATAATCAAATCGGTGGCAAAAGCACCTGAATGTTTAACTACATTAAAGTTTTTTCCAGTAATCATTTTAAGAATGGCAGTAGGATTATTTATATAACAATCCTCTTCCATATAACCTAAAGATAATGCTTTCTTGTACCACTTGATAGCATTATCTTCTTCATTACAAAACTTTAACAAACAGAGGAAGTAACATCCACTGTTCCAAATCTGTCTACATATTTCCTGTTCCATTAAGTTTCTCCATTTTTTCTAACAATGTTTCAAGGTTCTTTAATACTTCTCTCCAGTTTTTATATCTGAAGAGCCAGTGGACAACCTCGTGGCTTGTTTTATTCAAACATTCAAAGTTGTCCTCATTACTAACATCTTCATAATGTGCTTCATTCAAATCGCAATGATGAAGATTCCAACCTGTTAACAACGGTCTACCAGTAACTGCATCAATCTTTCTTTTGTCTTTCATTGACTTTCTGAATGATTTCCATTTACTGGTAGACCTGAACTTACTTTTCTTATTTTGTGTCTTGCTCATCTATTTTCCAGTTACAACCCGCCATAAACTCTTTCTGACTTTCTTCTCAAGACTTCAGCCCACCATAGTTCATGAGCTTCTTTCCTTGCTTCGTCTGCTTCCTTCCTGGTTTCAGAAGTAACCTGAACCAGTTCTTTTACGTTCTTTTCCATTTCTGCCAGTTTCTGGTCTATCTCGACAAATGAATAAGTCATACTTCTTTTTTCTCCACATTTTTAACTTAATGTAACATTCACAATGTTATAAGCCTTATTTTATGTTACATTCATTTAGTATCTTTGCCACAACTGGATGGCAAACATACTCACCACTTCCGTTATTAGAAGTATAATGTTTATAAGGACCACGTTCTTCATTAAAGACTTTTCTTGTGAAGCCGCGTTCGTCCTTAACTTCTTCATACCTACCAATACATCCATCTACTATATTTAGTACGTTTTCATACAAAAGGTTAGCATATGAAATACCGTATGTATCAGCAAAAATAAACAAAATATAATCTGTTTTCTTTCTGCTTGTAAATGTTCTAGCACCATTTTGTCTAAGTTCGATAGGAGCCTGTTTTTTGATAGTTCCTTCAGCAGGTTCAACTGTGCGGTAACATTCAGGCTTTCTATAGCAGTAATCTTTATTGAAACTAAAGTCAGGACCACAACATACTTTGATATCAATATTGACAACATTGCCATCTTCTTCTGTTATAAAAAAGTCAATACCGTCTGTCTGGTTCTTTTTAGAAGTTGCCTTTTTAACTGATTGATAGTTTGGAAATAACTCATTCCACAACTTAAACTTTCTAATGATTTCTTCACCCAACATTTCTGTTGCGGCAGTAACCATTCCATTTTCTGAGCTAACTAAAGCTCTTTTCTTTGCTTTATCCAAGTCGATGTTAAACTCAGTAAAGTATTGCTGTTTCATTGCACTAATCATATAATGTTATTCTCCTAATATTTAGTTATTATATTTGAAATGCAAGAGTAGAATAAGACTTGGGACTATATTACTTCCTTCCAACACCGTCGTGGGCTTCATTCCATTTCAATCCCATTATGTCAAGAACGGCTTCGTCATAGTCACCTTCTTTCCATAATGGATGGTCACTGATTGCTTCCCAATCGATTTTAGGAAAGGCATCTTCTACCGACCCATCTACCTTATTCATACCTAAAACAACTTTATGAGCTAAACTATCTTTACCTTTTGCCCTATACCAAGTCCAAACATTGTTTCTTGACTTGTTGGATTTCATCCAAAAGATGTCGGCTCTCCATTGGCGTGGTCTCGTACTCTCAATAAATACAGAGCTATCCGACAATAAACCGTCGTTCCAATCTGAATATTCAGTTTTCTTCAAAACTACTCCATCACCTGCAGTACGTCTATTTAGAACTAATGTTGTATTATCGAGTAGTTCGTCTTCTTTTCGTCCACCTGCGTGGGAATATTTTACCCAAGGACTTGGTAACTCAATATTCACTTCATAGAAAGCCCTAAACTTTGGGTCATAACTGGCCATTTCAAGGTCTTTATAAGACTGCTCAACATTTGGCTTATCGAGCAACGTAACAATACAGTTATTTTTAGTTATTTCTGCATCAAAGCCTTCACCACCTACAGTGTCAAGTTCATCTCTATTTACCCACTGTGCTCTATCACCTTTTTTATATTGTGCCAAAGGCATTAATATAGCATACTTTGCTTTTGGAAAGTTCCTATGGCAGCCATCAAACATTATGTCACCACCACATGAATAAGGTGGGTTAGCCAAAACTAAGTCTATATCCATTTGAACGCTACATCCACGCCAAAGAGTTTCCATACCTTATCCCAATAGTCATCATGTAATACATTGCCGTTTGATATTCCTGGGTTCAAGTAAAACGCATGATAGAAATCAGAACTTTTGTAGAATGCCTCGAACATATCTTGGCGTAAGCCTTTTACTTCTATAGTTTGTCCATTCCAAAAGTATGGTCTATTATAGTTTCTGACGTAATATCCTATAAGAATATTTTTAGGTATCAATGCCATTATGTTCCTCCTATTTATATATTTAGTAGAAAAAAGGTAAAAGTTCCCTTTCCCTATTCTGGTCTCCAACCTATTGCATCAAATACTTCATTTGCGGTAAGTTCTGGATGTTCAGCACTGTATGCAAAAGCCTTACGCCATTCTTCCAGGTGACATCTTTCATGTACCAGTCTGTCAATGTATTGTTTGAATAGTGTCTTCTTTTCTTTAGAAGTCATTGGCTGATGAAATGGGGGTAACTGCTTCAGAATCCCTATCATAATAGGGGTCGTAATCCTTCCACTGAAAGAAGACATGTTCTCTATGGTAAGGTCTGGCTCTTTGCCACTTTCCAATACTGCATCCCAGTTCTCTACAAAAGCACTTTTAGGACAGAGTAAAATAACATACTTGTATTTACTCAAAAGTCTTGCTACCCATTCCTTCTTCATCCCAAAGGGAGGGTTACAGATAGCAATGTCTGCTTCTGGAAGTTCCGTAGCAAAGAAGTCATGTTGTTCAATGTCTTCTGCCCTAGGGTTCAGGTCCCACTGAATGAAGGTAAAGTTCCCTTCTGGTAATGTTGTCGGTCTGCACAGTGCTCCAGCTCCAGCACAACTGTCAAATACGGTTACATTCTTTCCTGCCAGTTCTTCTGGAAAGAAACTCCAAAGTTTGTCAACAAGATTCTGTGGAGTAGGAAAGAACTCGGTTTTGTCTGTTTTACTATAAAATGCCATTATGTTTCTCCTCTAATCATTTAGTTGAAGTTTATCATATATTAGATATCTTATATTTTTTTTACCCTTATCTGTCCTAAAAATGTTCCACCAAATATATTACTAATGGAGAAGAGTAGTAAAAGTTGCCCATATATCTTAGAGTACATACTCTAACTTAGAGTCTTGAAAGAAGTTATTTCTTATACACATATTATAACTAATGGGAACGGGATGGCACTGCGTGCCACGCTATACCAATAGTCAAAACGTGTAGGTAAAAATACTGATTCAGTATATTGAAACAATGTTTATATCTGTAACAGATACTACCTTGTAACAGATAAAGCCTTGAATCCACAGACATAATCATCTTGAAACAGATAAGAAAAACCATAGGTTTTTATAAAATCTACTTATTTAGTAGATGTTACAGTTAATATAACTATTGTAACAGATAAAGTAGTAAAAGTTGCTTTTCAGACTTTTACACTAACTATATAGAATGCAAGGTTCGAAACTTGCTTTCTAAATAATATAAAAACAATGAATGCTTCTGCTATCGTTTGCCTCGAGGCTTTAGCATTCGGTAGCAGGAGTTATTCATTATGATACTAAAATCATTCTACAAACAGACAGAGCATACTGCCGACTTACTTTGGTTGAACAGACATAACCTTGAACTTCACTTCCCAAATCATACATTCTTAATAATGACTGGGTATGATTCCAATCAACATAATCAAAAAAAAGACAATGAAAAAACAACATTGTCCGCTATCCGTAATGAAGAAAACGCCTATTGCCATATAAAAGCAAGGGAACTTCAGAATGACGTTGAAGGTATAACTTCACTGGGAACTTCTAAATACATCTATGCTTCATCAAGCACATTCCAAGACAACAACAAACTATACGTAACTGTATCAGGTAGGGTATTCAATAACTTTATGCACTGCGACAGAAAGAATACATACATGTTTGTAGCAGACTGGAAGTATACACACAAAACCTATCTGGTAAACATAGACCAACTTCTTACATCGCTTGCTGGAACAAAGGTAAAGGGTGAACAACTGGAAGGTTCATTCAATAAGTTTGTGAAAATAGACATTACAAACTATGAAGGAAAAGGATATTACAACAATGCCATTGCTATAACAGAACAAAATCAGTGGTGGATACTTCCACATAATGAAAAAGCATTCCCAGAACAAAAATACTTCGAATCATTGCAACCAGTTCAATACATAGATGACGAAGAACGTGAAGAAAGAAGACGTATGGCATTATCTGTATGGATGGCAGAAAACAACAAGAAAAAAGCAGTAGAAAAGAAAAACAATACACGTAAGGACTTTGAAACAATGAGCAAAGAAGACTTCATTGCTAAATACAGTAGAAGAACCTGGTTTAGATACCAGAAGGAGGATAAATAGTATGACAACAATAGAAGAGAAAAAAATCTGGAAATAGACAACTACTACCCGTCACTGGACGAGTTACAAAGTTTAGAAAACATTAAGAAAATGTTTATAATATACAGGCATACGATAGGAGATACAAAAAATGAGTAAGAAACACA